CGGTTAATGTGAAGGACGCTGGTTCTGGTGGTACGGCATCTACAGTTAATAACCTTTCTGTTCGTTATAGAACAACTCTAGGTTCATCGTTTGCATTTACTGGCACTTACGCATCAGATACCTCTCACAACTTAAGAGTAACTGGCAGTGCTGGTATTCAAACTGACTTGTATGTTGGAGATGATTTCTATGTTGGTAAATTAAATTCTGGAAGTGCAACTAAATTCACGGTTCTTGGTGAAACTGGAAATACAGATATTCAAGGAACACTAGATGTTGTTGGAAATGTAACTTTATCTGCAGATTTGGCAGTTAATGGGGGAGATCTAACTACAAATCAATCTACGTTTAATCTGATTAATACTACTGCATCTACAGTAAATATTGCTGGTGCTGGTACAACTGTTCAGATCGGTGCTGCAACAGGTACAACAACAGTTAGAAATAACCTAACAATTGGTGGCAACTTAACTGTAAGCGGATCTACAACATATGTAAATTCAACGGTTACAACAATAAAAGATCCAGTTATTACTTTAGGTGGTTCTGACAGTGGTGGTAATGCCACTTCAGATGATAATAAAGATCGTGGTATTGAATTTAAGTACTATACAACTTCAGCTAAAACTGGATTCTTTGGATGGGATGATTCTTCTGCTGGGTACAGGTTCCTTGAAGATGCAACTAATAGTTCGGAAGTATTCAGTGGAACTGATGCTACATTATATGCAGGTTCATTAACCCTATCAAAGACTGGAACTGCATTATCGGTAACAAACAATGCATCAATCGGAGGAACTTTAGCAGTTACTGGAACTTCCATATTCACTGGAACCATTGATGCAAATGGTGGTATGGATGCTAAGAATATTAGACTTGGCATTTCTGCGGTAAATGAAATTGACACTATCGTAGGAAATCTAGTACTAGATTCAGCAAGTGGTACTACTCAAGTTGATGATGCTCTAACTGTAAGTGGATTGCTAACTGCTACTGCAGGCGGTGATGCTGTTCTAACCGCAAGGGATGCTAGGAAGTGGACTACTGCTAGAACACTAACAGTTAGTGGTGATATGACTGGTTCATCAACATTTGATGGATCTGCGGCTATGGCTCTTGCAATTACCTTGAATGATACCGTAACTGCAGGAACTTACAAATCTGTAACTGTAGATAGTAAAGGAAGAGTAACTGCGGGTACGAATCCAACGACACTATCTGGATACGGTATTACTGATGCACAACCCCTAGATTCCGATCTTACTGCTATTGCTGGATTATCAACAACTGGATTAATTATAAGATCTGCAACAGGAGCAGCAGTTACTAGATCAATTGCAGTTTCTGGTACTGGATTATCAATCAATAATGCTGATGGCGTAACTAACAATCCAACGATTTCAATCAATGCAACATCAGCAAACAATGTAAATACTGTTGTAGCAAGAAACTCAACTGGCGGATTTAATGCAGGTACAATTACAGCAACTCTATCAGGCAATGCTTCAACTGCAACAACACTAGAAACCGCAAGAACGATTGGTATCTCTGGAGATGGTACTGGAACTGCAACATCCTTTAACGGATCTGCAAATATCACCATTCCATTTACCCTAGCAAATTCTGGTGTATCTGCTGGTACTTATACAAAGGTTACTGTTGATACTAAGGGTAGAGTAACAACAGGTGCTACTGCATCATCGGATGATCTGACTGCAGGAACAACAAATCTATTCTTTACTGATGAAAGAGCTCAGGATGCAATGAATGCTGCCTTAGTTACCAATTCATCTCACAGTGGTATATCAGTTGCATACAATGATGCTGGAAATGCATTCAATATTACAAGATCTCCACTTTCATATAGTTCATCAACATATAGTGGAGATGGTTCGACTGTTTATTTTGACGCATTAGCAGGTAGATCAGTTCTTGATATTTTGGCAATTGTTGGTGGATTAATCCAAACTCCAGCAACAGAATACAATTACTACGATCAGGTTGTTCTATCGGGAGTTGGAGGTCATGAAGGTGAAAGTACAATTGTGGTTTCATCAAATGCTGGACTAACTACTGGTCAGGCAGTTACTGGAACTGGAATTGGATCTAGTGCCAGAATTACAAATATTTCTGGCACTACAATCACATTATCTTCAGCAAACACTAGTGCTCTTAAGAGAAATACAATCACATCTTCCACATTTGTAGGACCACAAGTTACTGGACAAAACAACCAAACTTATACCAATGTGGCAGCGACTGGTGGTACTGGAACTGGAGCTACATTTAATGTCACAAGAGGAACTGCTGGTGTCTTGACAAACGTTACTATTAACAATGGTGGTAAGGATTATGTTTCTGGTCAGGTTTTAACTATTCCAGGAAACTTGGTTGGTGGTTCAACTCCAACTCACGATATCACAGTTACAATCACAAACACAAATACCACCACAACTACGGCTACATTTGGAGCACTAGTCAAGTTTAATACTGCTCCAGCATCTGCTTCAAATAATGTTTCACTCCGTTACTTACCACTATAAGAACTATGTCAGCATCCCAACCAGCAACTAGAGCAGAGTTTAAAGCATGGTGTCTAAGGAGACTTGGATATCCAGCTATTGATATTAACGTGTGTGATGAACAACTTGATGACCTCATCGATGAGGCCATTTCACATTTCCAAGAGTTTCACTACGAAGGATCATATAGGACTTTAATTAAAATTGAAGTCACAGAAAATATGAAGACAGTAGCAACTAGTTCTTCTGCTGTTGGTGCTACATCTTGGTTGGAAGCAAATCCTTATGTAGAACTTCCTCCTGGTGTGCAGGGAGTTGATAATGTTTTCACCCAGGTTTCAACATCATCTTCAATTCCAGGTAATATTTTTAATATTAAGTATCAATTATTCTTGAATGACATTTATGCATTTACGAATAATCAGATTCTACATTATTATATGGTTCAGAATTATCTTGAAACTCTTGACTGGGTTACTAACTCAAGACTATACAAGAGATTGAGATACACTGCAAATACAAATAAGTTGTATGTAGATATTGATTGGAGTGAACTTGGTGTTGGTGAGTATATTGTAGTCGATTGTATGATGGGTGTAGACCCAACTTTATACCCCAAAACTTGGAATGAGCATTGGTTAAAAGATTATGCCACTGCACTCTTTAAGGAGCAGTGGGGACAGAATCTAAGTAAGTATGATGGAATCCAAATGCTAGGTGGAGTAACTTTGAATGGCAGAAAGATTCTTGAAGAAGCAAAAGAAGAATTGAAGGATCTCAAGGAAGAATTGAGAAACACCTTCGAATTACCACCAATGGATTTAATCGGTTAATCCTATGTCAGAACATACCGCATCAGCTTGCACACAAAGTCCTGATCCCGCTCCTGGTTGTAGATTACGCCTAAATGGTACTCTAGGGGAACAGAATCTTTTAAATGACTTGATCACAGAATCAATTGATATCTATGGTCAGGATGTATATTATCTACCAAGAACCTTAGTTAAGGAAGATAAATTATTCACGGAGGATACATTATCCAAGTTTGAAGGAAATTATTTAATGCGAGCCTACTGCAATACTGTAGACGGATGGGAAGGACAAGGTGATTTACTATCCAAGTTTGGTATTCGTATTGAAGATAAGACCACTTTTATTGTATCACGAAGAAGATTCGCACAACTAGTTGACGACAATACAAATTTAATTACTGAAGGAAGACCGAATGAAGGAGATTTGATTTGGGCTGCATTTTCGAGTGATCTGTATCAGATCACTTTTGTTGAGCACGAAAAACCATTTTATCAACTCGGTAAAGGATATGTTTGGGAGATAAAGTGTGAACTCTTCCAATACAGTCATGAAGATCTTGATACTGGAATTGATGATGTTGACGAGATTGAGTCTGAGGTTGGATATACATTAGATCTAGCATTTGCTGTTGGTGGTACTGGTAACTTTGACGTTGGTGAAATTGTTTCTGGTGCGACATCTGGTGCTGATGGTGAGGTCGTATCCTGGGATCCAACAACCAGGAAACTGGTACTAAATAATTTGACAGGTTCATTCAAAGATAATGAAGTTGTCACTGGAAATACTTCTGGTGCTTCATGGACCGTCGATATCTTAGATTCTCTCAATATGGGAAGTTTTGACGGTGCTATGAATAAATACTTTGAAGTACAAGGAGACATGATTCTCGACTTTACAGAACAAAATCCATTCGGTGAGATTGGAAATATGGGAGATAGATTCTAATGTTAGGCCAGTATAGTTATCACGAAATTTTTAAAAAGACCATTATTGGTTTTGGTACTCTTTTCAATAACATACAATTAAGAAGAGTTTCTAATGACAAAACAGAGGTAATGAAGGTTCCTCTGGCATATGGTCCTGCGGAGAAATTTCTTGCTCGCCTAAGGCAGACTCCAGATCCCCAAAATGCAAAGGTCCAAATCACTTTACCTCGAATATCATTCGAGATGGATACCATTCAGTATGATAGCGATAGGAAAGTTGCTCCCACCCAAAGCATCAAGTTTAAAAATGCTGGTGCAAATGATGGTATGTCAACGGCATACATGCCAGTTCCATATAATCTTGGATTTACTCTAAGTGTCATTTCAAAGAATCAAGATGACGCCCTACAAATTGTAGAGCAGATTCTACCATATTTCCAACCTTCATACAACTTCACTGTAGATTTGGTTCCTCAAATCGGAGAAGTAAAGGATATAATTGTTAATATGGATAGTGTCAGTTTTGAGGATGATTATGATGGAGAATTTGATCAGAGAAGGGCACTAATATACACCTTCAAATTTACAGCAAAAACATATCTGTATGGACCAGTAAGAGAACCATCAGTTATCAGAAAGGCACAGGTCGATACTTATACTTCTATGGATACAGTAAATGCACCAAGAGAAGTAAGGTACACTGTTACACCAGATCCACTCAATGCAGAAGCCGATGATGATTTCGGATTCAGTGAAGTGTTCTCAGAATTTACGGACATGCAAAAATGGAATCCCGATACAGGAGCGGATGAACCCTTATGAGTAGTTATGATGGATTAGACGAGGTTTTTGATGTGGAATCAACTGAGATTGTTGAAGCAAAACCAGAAGTTCCACAATCACAAAAACCAGAAATACAGCAAGATTATGAAGTAACTAGAGCACAGTTACACAATCTTGTTATGAAAGGACAAGAAGCTATCGATGGAATCTTAGATGTTGCCAGAAGTTCTGATCATCCAAGAGCATACGAAGTTGCTGGTCAATTGATTAAGAACGTAGCTGATGTTGCA